AGGCCCGGAAGTTCCTGCAAATCAAGTTCACATATTTCCAAAAGGCACTAGAAGATTTGGTGCGAACTACCGATTTTAACAGTCTCTCCGACGAGCAGTTGCACGCAGTTATATCGTCGCGGGGGTTGGGTGATGTGGTGGTGGATTATCTTGCCGCCGCGAGGCGAGCAGGGGTTTCCGAAGAGTTTATTTCCGCCTTTAATATTTGGCATGCGCGAGTAGTTGATATTCTGGTCAACAGCATTGAAGCGAACGTAAACTCTACGATCTACACAAGCCAGAACGGCAAGGTGTACGCCATACTAACGGCATATGACCAAGCGTTGGGTGCTACGATCACGGATGTAGAAAAGACCCTACAAGCGGGAAAGAATGGGGAATTTTAAAGACCTAAATACTTGTAGATAATAGAAACATTTTTTATTACAACAATCTTTGGAGGACATTATGGTTGACACAGCAAATGATGTAGCAGTAGAAAAGGGAATTCCAGCAGATGCAAAACAAGTTGATATTAATTTTGTAAATGCAATTTTGCAGGCGATGCAGAACAATCTTAATAGTTTGATGGCACAAAAAGTAAAACTTGAAGCAAATGAGATAATTCTTGCTGCTACTGTTAAAGAATTGCAAGAAAAAAATGGAGCTGTGGGACTCTCGCCGGGAGCTACTCCTAAAGCACCAATTATCAAGGATGAACCTGAATAAAATTAATCCTGTATGAAATATGGGGGCATCATTATAATGGTGCTCCCTTTTTCATTTCTAAATCCCCAATACACCTAAATAAAATAGGAAGCGTGTTAATAACCTATATATTTGGGGAAAGAAATGTCGAAACCTAACACAAGAGAATTACTAAAAGAATGGTGCCTTAGAAAATTAGGGAAACCTGTTCTTGATATCAATGTTGATGATGACCAACTTGAAGATCGTATGGATGAGGTTTTCCAGTATTTTGCAGAATATCATTTTGATGGAGTTCAACGAACCTTAACAAAGCACGTTCTAACAGCAGACGATATCACTAATGAATATATTACAGTAGCAGACCCTGTTCTAGCTGTCATTAGAATCTTGCCTTTAAATGCAGACAATCAAGTCAACAATATGTTTAATGTAAAATATCAAATTCGGTTGAATGATTTTGCAAATTATTCTGCAACATCTGCTCTCCATTATTCAATAGTTAGTCAACATTTACGAGAATTAGATTTTCTTTTCAGCGGTGAAAATCCAATTGAATTTAATAGAAAACAAAACAGACTTTATATTAATGGAGCTGTTTGGTCGGAAGAATTTACTGCGGGTGATTATATTGTTTATGAAGCTTGGGCTGCACTGGACGAAACAACTTACACAGAAATCTATAATGATATGTTTGTGAAAAATTATATGACTTCATTATTCAAATTACAATGGGGACAAAATCTTTCAAAGTTTGATGGAATAGCTTTACCGGGTGGTGTTACAATGAATGGTAGACAGATAATGGAAGATGCTAGGGAAGAAATTAAAGAAATAAAAGAACAGATGTCATTGAACTATGAACTTCCTGTAGATTTCATGGTTGGTTAATTGTTTAAAAATAATTTAGAAGGGATTTTGGATAGGAGTTATTGTGGCGACTAATGTATACACCCAACTACAAGATGTAACATCTGAACAAAGACTCATTGAAGATTTAACCATTGAATCCATTCAGATGTATGGGCATGATGTAGCCTATATCCCTAGAGTGACTGTTGAAGAAGATAGTATATTTGGTGAAGACCCCTTGCAAAAATTCACCAAATATTTTATGCTAGAAGCTTATATCAATTCAGTAGATGGGTTTGAAGGTGAAGGAGATTTTGTTTCTAAGTTTGGGTTGGAGATTAGAGACTCTGTAGTTTTCTCTATTGCGGTTCGTAGATTTGATGAAGAAGTGCCTACGAACGATAGACCCTTTGAAGGTGATTTAATTTATATGCCTCTGTCTGGTGGATTGTTTGAGATCAAATTTGTTGAACATGAAAATCCATTTTATCAAATAGGAAAATTACATACATACCGTTTATCATGTGAGTTGTTTAGATATTCTGGTGAAGAAGTTGATGTGGGACTTGAAGCAGTTGATGTGATTGAGAAAATACAAGCAGACACGCAGACTCTTGTTCTTATTGCAGATGAGATTAAACAGGAAGACGGAACAACGGACAACCTTTTATTTGGTGACTATATTCTCTTGGAAAAACTTGTTGGAAATATTCTATCAGAAGAAACACCATCAGATAATTATACAATTGATGAAGAAGTCTATCAGGGTGCAAGTCTTTCTACCGCAACAGCTCGAGGTGAGGTGACCGAATGGATTCCTGGCTCTAGGTCTATGCAAGTAAAAGTAACATCGGGAACATTTAAATCGTCAATACAAAATCACTTACTTGCTGATCCTTCATTGGATGATGAGGACAGAATTCTTAATGAAGATGGTGATTTGTATGAATTGGAAGAATATGAATCCCGGTTGGTTGGTGCTACCAGCGGAACCGTTTATAATGTTTTCTCTATATCTGACACAGTTCCAGATCAAGGTGAATATGGAGACAACGCGGCCATTGAAGCTGCAGCTGATGATATTCTCGATTTCTCTGAAACTAATCCTTTTGGAGTTATTGGAAATTCAGTGGAATTTGAAATATAATATAAAATTTATGAAAAGGAAATATATCGAATTATGGAAAACTTTAAATCATTTATAACAGAAAAAAAAGATAAAATTGATAAAATTACAGTTTTAATCTTGACCAGTTCAGCTTTAACGAAACCAGAAATTGTTACTGGTATGTTAATGTCTTCTTGTAAAAAATTTGGATTAAATTGTTATCAAGTTATAACTTCTGAAGCTTGGATATCAGATAATGATATTGAAAAAGGTAAGATTGTTATTAAAAATCATAACGGTAAGGATGAAGATATTGAAATAGAAACCACTACTACTGTTGTGTTTGTTAGAGCAGGAACTTTAGATACAGAAATTGGTTCTGCTCTTTTAAACACATTACAAAATTTTGGTTGTTTTATGATTAACACTAATAAAGCTATGGTAACGTGTAATAATAAGATGTCAGCATATACATCTTTTGAACGTAATGGAATTAATACCCCAAGAACATCTTTGGTAAATAATGAAAAAAGTATTCTTGATGCACATAAAAGAATTGGGGGAAAATTTCCTGTTATTATTAAAACCCTAACAGGAACACAAGGTGTAGGTGTTTCCAAAGTTGAAAATATGGAATCTTTGGTCTCTGTTATACAATCCCTTTGGAAATTTGATGCTTATCTTTTAATTCAAGAATTTTTAGAGATAAAGTTTGATATAAGAACAGTTGTTTTAAATGGTAGAATTATTGCATCTACTAAAAGAATTAAACCTAAAGAAGATTTTCGTTCCAATAGACATTTGGGAGCAGAAACAGAAGCTTACATTTTAAATGATAATGAGAAAAAAATTATTATTGCTGCGGCTCGAGCTACCGGAGCCTACATGGTAGGAGTGGATCATGCTATTCATAAAGGTAAAATATATGTTTTAGAATGTAATGGTTCGCCTGGACTTGGTTCTCAATTTCAAGATTACGATATTACAAAGATTCCACAAGAACCTTCCAAGAAAAGTAATATCATAGATTTTGTAATTGAGTATCTACAAAATCCATTACATAGATTGCCTTCTTTTGATCAAGAAGCTGGTTATCATGAATCTATAGAGGTTGAAGGCTATGGGCTTATTCGAGCAAAATTTGATACCGGGAATGGAACCAAAGCCTCAATGTTTGATGTTGATAAAATTGATATAAAAGGTAGAACTGTAAAATGGGAGAAAGATGGTAAGAAATTTACTAATAAATTAATAGGAATTTCTAAACCTACACACGTTGGTAAAATTGATGAACGTCCTATTGTTCATGTTTCAATAAAGTTTAATAATATGATTTATCCAAATGTTCCAATTGGACTTTCTACTAAAGATTCTGCTAGTACATTTCTTGTAAATAGAGATTTATTGACAAGATTTAGAGTAACTGTGAATCCGAAAAGAAAATTTCTATTATCTAGTTGGTTAGCTGTCGGAGATAAAACAGATATAGTTACTTAACAATTAATACTTACAGATAAAGAGGAATATATCAAATAATGAAAAATTTTAAAACTTTCACATCAGAGGGTGTTAATGACCCCGCAATATTCAAAGCAATTTTTACAGCTGGTGGACCGGGCTCAGGAAAATCATTTGTTGCAGGAAAAACTACAGCAGGATTTGGAATGAAAGTTTTGAATTCAGATGATATTCTTGAGTTTCTTATAAAAAAGACCGGACAATCTTTGAATACTTTAAAAATGACTCCGAAAGAGTTTGAAAAATTTCTTGAAACTAGACAAAAAGCAAAAAAATTAAGTGCTGCTAAACAGAAGATTTTAGTAGATGGCAAATTAGGAATGGTAATTGACGGAACGGGAAGAAGAATAAAAAAAATATCTGACCATCGACAGCATTTAGTAGATATGGGGTATGACACTTTCATGATTTTTGTAAACACTTCCTTGGAAGTTGCACATGAAAGAAATAGAAATAGACCAAGAAAATTACCACTTGACGTTGTTGAAAAATATTGGACAGCTGTCCAGAACAACTTGGGTAGTTTTCAATCTTTATTTGGAAGAAAAAATTTCAGGATTGTGGATAATAGTGATGCTGAGGAAGATGTGTTTTTAAAAGTAAACAAGCAAGTTCGTGCATTTGTAAAGGAACCCATAAAATCTAAAATTGCATTAGAATGGATCAAAGATCAGAAGGAAAAGAAATAAATGCTAGGGACACCATTTTACCATCAAACCATACGAAAAATTGTAATCGGATTTGGTACATTGTTTAATAATATTAGTATCCGAAGAATACAGGAAGATGGAACTGTAGTAGATACCATAAAAGTTCCTTTGTCGTATGCTCCTAAAGAAAAATTTATTCAAAGGATAAATCAAGCTGCATCAATTGATAAACCTTTGGATGTTGGCGTCACCTTACCTAGACTTGGATTTGAAGTATCAAGTATTGCTTATGATCCAATTCGTAAAACAAACACTCTTTTGAAAATCAAGAAAGCTAGTTCAGACATAACTCGTTATAATTGGCAATATAATAGAGCGCCATATAATATTGAATTTAATGTTCATGTGTTCGTAAAAAATATAGATGATGGTTTGCAAATTATTGAACAAATTTTACCATACTTTCAACCAGAATTTAATATTACAGTAAAGGACAATACAGATTTAGAGACTGTAACAGATGTTCCCATTATACTTAATAGTATTACAAATGAAGAAGAATATGAAGGAGATTTTGAAACGCGAAGAGTTGTAACATGGACATTAACTTTTACAGCTAAAGCTTGGATTTATTCACCGTCTGACGAAACTGGATTAATCAGGAAAGTTATTGTTCAATCATATCCCCAAACAGATGATTTATCTGTTGAAGACAGAAACACCCTGACTCCAAATAAAGAATTGGTTCGTGTTACAATTGTTCCAAATCCAACAACTGCTGATCCAGATGATGATTATACATTCACGACAACGGGGTTGGATTTATTTGTATAATATAATTAGTGAGGATATAAATGACTGATAAAGTAACTAAAAATTTAGATAGTATTTTTGTTGAAGAACGGCTTAAACGCCGGACTGACGATGAACTTAAAGTTCCTGATGAAAAAATACCAAAGGTTCAAGCAGAAATTGTTGAAACTTCTACTGATGCAGTTCCAACTTCACTTGATAAAATAAACAATCCATCATTTGCAACAGTGGAAGCAGAAGAAGATTTTGGAATAATTAGAAATAATATGCAATCCATTATTGAACAAGGTGCTATAGCTTTAACAGGAATATTAGAACTTGCACAAGCTGCAGATTCCCCAAGAGCATATGAAGTTGTAGCGACACTTATAAAAACTCTTTCAGAATCAAATGCAGAATTGATGAACCATCATAAAAAAATTGCTGAACTTAGAGGAAATGACAACGGTACTGCTAACGATATAAGTAACATAGAAAATGCAATCTTTGTAGGATCGACTCATGAACTACAGAAATTTATAAAGGAAAAACGAAACGATGCCATCGATTCCAACAGTAGTTCTTAGTCCAGATGTTGTTCAATGGGCTTCTATATTGATAAGTATAGTTTTAGCTCTTGCATTTCGTGAGTGGGCAACATCAATTCTTAGAGGATTGAAATTTTGGTTCAACAAAGATTTTCATCATGGAGAAAAAGTTTATCTCAATGATGAACCAGCTGTTATTATCTCTAAAGGAATACGACAAACCATTTTTCAAACTAAAAATGAAGATGAGTTTCTTTGGAGATACATTCCTAATGAGAAAATTGCAAACTTAAAACTTGAAAAAGTTATTTTCTGTGATGAAAATATGTCAGATGAGAAGGAGAAATAGCTACCAATGAAAACTTTTGTTCAATATCTAACTGAATCTAAACTTGGTAATTGTTTTGAGACTGCCGGAAGGACTATTTTGAAAAATCTTATTGAACTTGAGCCTAAAGAATCAGATGAATATTCGCTTGTTCATGCATTTGTTCGTGGAGAAGGACCGTTAGAAGGACGAAGATTTGTTCACGCATGGATTGAATGGAGAGGTATGGTTGTTGATAAATCTAATGGTAATGATGTGATGATGTCAGATTCCAAATACTATGCATTGGGAAAAGTGGAACCTAAAGAAAAGGGTGCTTATGTGAAATACGATAGACGCACTGCTCAGCGTAACATGGGAAAGTTTGGTCATTATGGCCCTTGGAGTGAAATTGATGAATCATTAAATGAAGGTCATGCAATTCCCGATAAATCTCAAGAAATTGGAAAACAAAAAATACGTTTGAACAGTCAAGATAAGAAACTTTTGAAAGGAGGGTAGTCTCATTTACCTTGGAAATCCGTTCCTTCATCCGTCAAATACGAAAAAAACTTTCACAAAAGATCAAGTGGAAGAATATATAAAATGCGCGGAAGAGCCCACTTATTTTATCAAAGAATATGTAAAGATTATTCATCTTGATAAAGGATTAATTCCATTTAATCTCTATGATTTTCAAGAAACGATGGTGAACACTTTTAATAAAAATCGTTTTGCAATCTGTAAGATGCCTCGACAGACAGGAAAATCAACAACTATTCTTTCATACATTCTCTGGTATTCATTATTTAATTCAGATGTGACTATTGGAATTCTTGCAAATAAATTAGCAACAGCCAGAGAACTACTTGGTCGTTTGGAAATGTCTTATGAAAATCTCCCACCTTGGTTGCAGCAAGGTGTCACTGGATGGAACAAAGGAAGTATTGAACTGGAGAATGGTTCGCGGGTGATGGCATCTGCAACTTCATCAGACTCAATTCGTGGTTACTCTTTTAACCTTATTTTCTTGGATGAGTTTGCATTTGTTCCTACACATATCGCTGAAGATTTTTTCTCATCTGTATTCCCAACTATTTCTTCTGGAGAAACTACCAAACTTCTTATTGTTTCTACTCCAAACGGAATGAATCTTTTCTATAAAATTTGGAATGAAGCTATTAACAAAAGAAATGATTATGTTCCTATTGAAGTGCATTGGTCGGAAGTGCCTGGAAGAGATGAAGCATGGAAAAATTCCATGATTGCGAATACAAGTGAAGAACAATTCAAAACAGAGTTTGAAACAGAATTTTTGGGAAGTTCCAAAACTTTGATATCAGGACAAAAGCTTCGGGAACTTTCTTATGTTCCACCTGAAGCTTCAGTTGGAAAATTGGATATTTATGAGAAACCTAAAGCGAAACATATTTACACTCTGGTCGCAGACACTTCTCATGGAAAAGGGATGGACTATTCTGCGTTTGTAATAATTGATAATACAGAATCGCCTTACAAGGTGGTAGCAAAATATAGAGATAATGAAATTTCACCAATTCTTTATCCCACTCAAATTGTGACAACTGCAATTCAATATAATGACGCATCCATTCTATGCGAAAATAATGATGTTGGATATCAAGTTGCAAACGCGATTCATAATGAAAATGAATATGAGAATCTTTATGTCACCACTAAACGAGGACGGGGTGGTATTAAACTGTCAGCTGGATTTTCCCGTTCAGCTGATTTCGGGGTGAAGACTACAGTTGCAGTTAAGAGGATAGGATGTACCAATCTTAAATCTCTTATTGAAAGTAATACGCTTTTGTTGGAAGATTTCCACATTATAGAAGAATTATCTGCATTTGCTGTTCATGGTACATCATGGGAAGCGGAACAGGGTCACAATGATGATCTAGTCATGTGCTTAGTCCTATTTGCATGGTTAACAACACAGGACTATTGGAAGGAATTGATGGCAGTTGATATGAAAAAAATGATGTATGGGGAACAGATTGATGATATTGAAGCAGAATTAACACCATTTGGTATTATTGATGACGGTGATCCCGAAGAAGAGTCTTATTTAGATAGCGAGGGAAATCTTTGGCACGTTGTCCCTGAAGAAGATAGATGGCCGGGGCAAAATTCTCAAGTTTCTCAGCCAATATACTGGGGTTAAACTGGGTAAAAGTTCAAAAACTTGTATTTTATAAATATCAATGAATAAATTGAACTAGATTTAATTCGATCTAAAACGATCTGTAATAGGATTATATTAAGATTAACAACATTTAGGAGAAAATTCATGGGATTTGCATTATCACCTTCCGTAACAGTTGTAGAAAAAGATTTTACTACAATTGTTCCCGCTGTAGCAACAACAAATGCTGGTTTTGCAGGAGTATTTCCGTGGGGTCCAGTAGACACTCGTGTTCTTATCACAACAGAAGAAGAACTAGAACAAGTTTTTGGTAAACCTGATGCCAATACATACAAATATTTCTTTCAGGCTGCGAACTTTCTTTCATATGGAAACAATCTTCGCGTAGTTCGTGCAATAACTGGAAACCTTAATGCTACTTCAGAATCTGCAACTGGTTCTGGTGGAACTGGTACTGGTCTGTTAATTAAAAATGAAGATCATTATGATGCAAATTATGCTGATGGTTCTGCTAATGCGGGTCCATTTACTGCAAGGTATCCTGGCACCAAAGGCAACTCCTTGAATGTTAGTATTTGTGGAAGTGATAAAAACTACAGTTCTTCACTAAGTGGAACTGTTAGTATTACAGCAGGCGCAACAGCTATGACAGGTTCCTCTACTCAATTTAGTGCTGAACTGGTTGTAGGAGATTTAGTTGAACTTCGACACAGTGCTCCATTTTCATATCAGTATGTGAGGGTTACTGCAATTGCAGGTAACACTGCTTGCACAATTACTTCTTTGAAAGATGGTATTGGAACTGAACGCGGAGCATTTGCTGCAGTTTCTACACAATCAACTACAATTCGTAAATGGCGTTATTTTGAAGAATTTGATTCTGCACCGGGAACTAGTGATTTTGCAAAGAACTCTGGTGCAACTACCCTTACAGATGAAATGCATATTATGGTTGCTGATGAAGACGGAGTTATCAGTGGAACCAAAGGAACAATCCTTGAAAAATTTGCGTTTCTTTCTAAAGCATCTGACGCAAGAAAACCAAACGGAGCATCCAATTACTATGTTGACGTAATCAATAATACTAGTCTGTGGATGTGGTGGACTGACCATCGATCTTCAAGCAATTTTGGAACTTCGACTATTACAAGACAAGCAGCTGGAACCGCTTTTACGGTTGATACAACAGGAGCTCCTTCATCTAGTGCATCTTTCGCTGGATCATTTGCTGGTGGTACAGACGATAATGCACCAACAGACGGTGAAATACAAATT